CTAGATTCTTATCAATGAGAGAATATATGACTTTGTTCCACAAAGCTCCAACTATAGCAACGCATGAAGCGAAACCAGATGAGCAACGAGGAACGAGAGTCATGATGTGAACTGCAGATTTGAGAACTTCAACATTCGTGATACCCAAATACTCCTTAAGAGCAAAAGCAACAACGGCAGTAAGACTCAAAGCTATACCTCTATTCTCAAAGATAAACTTAACAATCTTAGCAATAAAGGCACTGGCATTGAATGAACACACTGTAGCAACCAGAGTAAATGTAGCAATAAGCGCGACAACCATCTTCCAGAAAGCATCACTAAAACTTGAAGTCGAACTTTCGCTTACTTTAACAGAAATGTAAGTGGATACAGCTAACATAGCTATACGCATATGTAAAGGTGCACACACAATACTGTCAAAGATAGCGTAGATACCCTTACTGAATGTATTCAAAAAAAGCTCAAGTATAGCGGGGGCATCCATTGAACCTATCTGTGCAACTACATCGCGTATGGCTATAAAGTACTCAAACATTAGCTTCACTACACTAAAGTCTTTATCACTATCGCGAGTAGAATAAGGTGCAATAGGTGTAAAGAATGAACTAGTAGTTTGCTTGATGTCGGAGACAGTACTCTTGATGAAATCAGTCAATTCAAGTACCTTATCTCGAAGCAATTTATTAGTAACTTCAAAGGATTGAGCACTTGAACTAACATCTTTTATTAGAGCCTTTGTTTCCTCTGGGATAGAGCTAGCAGTGTTGAAAGCATCCAACAATCCCTCCGGTCTACAGATGTTAACACTAGTATTTTTAAAGAGAACTCGCATGAGTGATCTCGCAAAAATGCTATAAACATGGTGCGAATTGACTCGAGTTGTATGAATCTGGTCTATCAAACTCAACAAAATGTGGTTGACCTGAGTCACCACATTAGTTTCCGTAGAAGAACACATAACCAAAAACATCAACTTATCAATCGGAAAGGGTCTGCTAACTCGCAAATTCAACTTATTTGAGTACATACGTACATTGGCGTTGTGTAGCCTACTTGATAATGGATCTATCAAGTATTCGAGATACATATGACTAGCCCTACAGGCTTGGTAAACATATGATCTCATAGGATCAACTGCT